CACCTTATCTTGATTCTAAAGTTAAAGATTATTTTTACACTATGGATTGGGATGAGTTAAACAAACCTTATCAAAAACATCATGTTAGAACAGCATTTAAAAAAGAATTTAACATGATTGGTAAAGTTAACAAACATTTGAATCTACAATTAGAATCTGGAATAGATAAATTATTTGAAACACTTATTGACAATAAAGAAATCAATTTTAAAAATAGACAAAGAGTTATGGATATTTGTAGAGATTGGTACTTGCTAAATAATACTAACACATTAGAAAACTTTTTTGAATAAAAGTTTGACAAAACACATCTAATATTATATAATGGTTCTATATGAAATATAATCCTTACACATTACAAGATGTTATCAAAGCATCTTCACAAAACAAATTTTCTGTAATATCAACATTCGCTGGTGGTGGTGGCAGTTCTACTGGTTATCGTCTTGCAGGTGGTAATATACTTTGCATGAATGAATTTGTTGAAGAAGCTCAAAACACTTATAGAGAAAATTACCCTAACACTCCAATCTTACCTGGTGATATTAAAAAATTATCAGGTAAAGATTTTCTTGACATTGCAAAACTTGATGTTGGTGAATTAGATATTCTAGATGGTTCACCTCCATGTTCTGCATTTAGTGTTGCAGGTAAATTATCTCATAGTAAAGATGGTAAACATAGTGATGGTTGGGGTCAAACTAAAAATTATTCTGACGGTAAGATGGTAGAAAATATCGAAGATTTATTTTTTGAATTTCTACGAGTGGCTGATGAAATAAAACCAAAAGTTATTATTGCAGAAAATGTTGCAGGTCTTACTGTCGGTGAAGCAAAAACATATTTCAATAAAATTCAAAATACATTTGAAGATATAGGATATGATGTTTGTGCAAAAGTTTTAGACAGTCGTTACTTTGGTGTATCACAGACAAGAACAAGAGTATTCTTTATTGGTTTACGAAATGATATTACAACAAAAGCTGGATTAACATTTATGAATATTGCAAATGTATTTCCTGAAGAAAGTAGAGATGTTGTTTCGTTAGAAGAAGCTTTAAAAGATTTAGAGTATGATTCTGAAGAAGTGAAGATGTTAACTGATAGATTTTCAAATACTGCATACTGGAAACAAACTGGTAGTAAAATGCCAAACAATCCAGACAAAGTTTTGACGGGTGGTGACTATCATCCTAAAGGACATCACTTTAATCTTAAGAGAGTTTCTTTAAAACAACCAGGTCCAACATTAACTGCAATGGGTTCACAGATTACAACAGCAGGTGCTTTCCACTGGAACGAACCTAGAAAGTTAACAATAGGTGAATTGAAAAGAATACAATCATTACCAGATGATTTTATTTTAACAGGTAAGTGGAATCAAAAAGCAGAACGCATTGGAAGAATGGTACCACCATTACTTCTAAAATCAATTGCAGATTCTGTTTATGAAAAAGTTATTAAGGAGTATAAGAATGGCTGATTTTACATTCGCACATAGAGAAGAAGGTTTTGATGAACATATTGAAAACTCTATTCGTGGTTACAGTAATTTATTAAATGACATTATTAGTTTCTCTACATATTTTGTAGAAGATTCAACTAACATAGTTGATATTGGATGTTCTACTGGTAAACTAACAGAAGCAATTATTGAAAAGAATCAAGACTGGGCTAAAGAAGCAACTTATATCGGTATTGAAGTTGCAGAAGGTTTCTTTAAAAATGTAGATGATAGATTAAAACAAATCAATGATAAGTATGATTGGGCAGAAGTTGATTTTATAAAAGATGATGTTCGTAATTATAAGTTTGATAATTGTAATCTAGTAACATCAATATTTACATTACAGTTTATGCCTAAACAAGATAGACAGAAACTTATTGAAGATATTTACAATGGATTAAACCCTGGTGGTGCATTTATTTTTGCAGAGAAAACTATTTGTGAAGATGCAAGATTTCAAGATATGTTAACATTCAATTATTATGATTACAAAAGAAAATCATTTACCACAGATGATATTCTAAACAAAGAAATCACATTAAGACACATGATGAAACCAAATACATACAAAGAGATAGAACAAATGTTATCTAGTGCAGGTTTCAAAAACATTCAACCATTCTGGCGAAACTTTATGTTCGTTGGTATTCTAGCAGTTAAATAGGAGGATATATAATGATTAAAAACGCATACTTGAAAAAGTATCAAGATTTTGTAGATTTTACAACTAGTCAACAAAGTAAAGACACAAGATATTTCAAAGATACTGTTGATTTAATTCGTGAACATAGATTACCACCAGAAAGAATTATTACGGCCGCAATGGGTTTGTCGTCAGAATCAGGTGAGTTCGCAGAGATTATTAAGAAGATAGTATTTCAAGGTAAACCAATTGAAGAAGAAACAAAGTTTCATTTGAAAAGAGAATTAGGTGATATACTTTGGTATGTTTGTCAAGCTTGTATTGCACTTGATACAGATTTAGAAGATATCATAGAAATGAATATTAACAAATTAGAAGATAGATACCCAGGTGGTTTTAGTGAGTTCAATTCTAATAATAGAAAAGAAGGTGACTTATGAGCAATTTTTTAAAAGATATGTTGAAGGCTTCAGGTAATGAATATGCTTCAATTGTAGAAGATGGTGTTGAAGGTGGTGATGTAGATAGTTTTATTGATACAGGTTCTTATGTATTAAATGGTTTATTGTCTGGAAGTATTCATGGTGGATTACCTTCAAATAAAATAACTGCACTTGCAGGTGAATCTGCAACAGGTAAAACTTTTTTCTTGATGGGTATGGTAAAAAACTTTCTTGATTCAAACCCTGATGCAGGTGTTTTATATTTTGAATCAGAAAGTGCAATAACAAAACAAATGGTTATTGACAGAGGTATTGATCCAAAGAGAATGATTATTCTTCCTGTGACAACTGTTCAAGAATTTAGAACAGAAACACTTCGAGTTTTGAATAAGTATCTTGAAACACCTGAATCAGATAGAAAGAAAATGATGTTATGTCTTGATTCGTTGGGTATGTTATCTACTACAAAAGAAGTTGAAGATACTAGTGAAGGTAAAGAAACTAGAGATATGACAAGAGCACAAGTTTTGAAAGCCGCATTTAGAGTTATCACTCTAAAATTAGGTAGAGCTAAACTACCAATGGTAATCACAAATCATACCTATGATGTCGTAGGTTCAATGTTTCCCACAAAAGAGATGGGTGGTGGTTCAGGATTAAAGTATGCGGCTTCATCTATTGTTTATCTTTCAAAAAGAAAAGAGAAAGATGGTACAGAAGTTGTAGGTAATATTGTTCATTGTAAGAATCATAAATCAAGATTGACAATAGAAAACAAAATGGTAGATGTTAGATTGTCATATGATAAAGGTTTAGATAGATACTATGGTTTACTTGACTTGGCAGAAAAGTATAACATCATAAAGAAAGTATCAACAAGATATGAATTACCTGATGGTACTAAAGCATTTGGTAAACAAATCAATAGAGAACCTGAAAAGTATTTTACAGAAGATATTATGAATCAATTAGAAGATGCTTGTAAAAAAGAATTCAAGTATGGTAACAAATTAGAGGCTGTAGAAGTTGAGTGATTCATATATAAGAGTTTATGATAATGTTATCGAAACATCTTTATGTAAAGAGTTAATAGAACAATTTGAAAACAATCCAAAACAACAAGAAAATGTTGTTTTTGAAGAACAAATGTCATTTAAACAAATCACATTACAACAACATGATAATTGGAAAAAGTATTGTGACAAGCTTCAGAAAGTATTTTTTTCATATATAGAAACATATTCAAAAGATTGTGATTTGCTTTCATACAAAGTATTTCCAGAGAAGTTTGCATTTGAAATGTTTCGTATGAAAAGATATTTACCTAACAACAAAGATATGTTTGATTATCATGTTGATGTAGGTGATTATCAAAGTGCAAGAAGATTTTTAGTTTTCTTTGTTTATCTATCTGACAATGAACATGGACATACATACTTTCCAAATTATAGAATGTCTGTTCAACCTGTAACTGGAAAACTATTAATGTTTCCACCATTATGGACACATGTTCATACAGGAATCAAACCAGTCAAAGAACCAAAATATATTATAGGAAGTTATTTACATTATGTCTGATATTAGTAGTAAGTACACATATGTTGTAAATGAAAAACAAACTTGGACAGGAATAGGCTTGACAAAAGATGCAGGTAAATACCAAGGTGTTGTTTATCGTTATGGAAAAGTATCATTTGCAGATGAAGATGAAAATGGTAATATGCCGTTAAAGTTTGAATGGGATATACTTGATTCAAATGGTTTATCAAAAGAAGATATGCAAGAAGATTTTTTTAATTTAATAGGGGATATCCTAGTTGATATCATGGACAAACAAATTGAAGAAGGAAGTATGGAATATGTCAACACCGACAATAGAGAGAACGACATTAAGTAATTTAGTTTATAATGAAAACTACACAAGAAAAGTTTTACCATTTTTAAAATCAGAATATTTTTCTGATAGACAAGAGAGAATTGTATTTGAAGAAATTTCAAAGTTTGTAGAAAAGTTTAATAACAGACCAACTAAACAAGCATTATCAATTGAACTTGATAAAAGAAAAGATTTAAATGATGATGAGTTTAAAAAAGTTTTAGAAGTTGTTGAAACATTATCTGATGCAGAAGTTGATTTAAATTGGTTAGTTGAAACAACAGAAAAGTTTTGTAAAGAGAAAGCTGTTTACAATGCAGTTTTAGAATCTATCAAAATCATTGATGGTAAAGATAAACAAAAACAAATAGATGCAATACCAGATGTTTTATCTGATGCACTATCAGTTGGATTTGACCAACACATTGGTCATGATTATGTTGATGATGGTGAAGGAAGATTTGAATTCTATCATAAGAAAGAAGAAAAGATAGAATTTGATTTAGATTATTTCAACAAAATAACTAAAGGTGGTTTACCACAAAAAACATTAAATGTTGCACTTGCAGGTACAGGTGTTGGTAAATCATTATTCATGTGTCACTTTGCATCATCACTTCTAATGCAAGGTAAAAATGTTTTATATATAACATTAGAGATGGCTGAAGAAAAGATTGCAGAAAGAATTGATGCAAACTTAATGAATGTCACAATGGATGAATTACATCAATTACCTAAAAAGATGTTTGAAGATAGATTGACAAAGATACAATCTAAAACTAAAGGTAGATTGATTATTAAAGAATATCCAACTGCATCTGCTCATGCTGGTCATTTTCGTGCATTGATTAAAGAACTTGCACTAAAGAAATCATTCAAGCCAGATATTATATTTGTTGATTATTTAAATATCTGTGCATCATCAAGATTTAAAGGAAATGCAAATGTGGGTAGTTACTTCTATATTAAAGCGATTGCAGAGGAACTTCGAGGGTTGGCAGTTGAGAATAATCTACCGATTGTTTCTGCGACACAAACAACTAGAGGGGGGTATTCAAACAGCGACATTGGAATGGAAGATACATCAGAATCTTTTGCTCTTCCTGCTACGGCTGATTTCATGTTTGCACTTATTTCTACTGAAGAGCTCGAAAAACTTAATCAAATAATGGTAAAACAGTTAAAGAATCGTTATAATGACCCTAATATGAACAAAAGATTTGTTATTGGTGTTGATAGAGGTAAAATGAAACTTTATGACTGTGAACAAGAAGCACAAGAAGATATCATAGATAACGGTCAAGATGACGATAAACCTCTATTTGACAAGTCTAGAAGTTACGAAAAATTCTCTGATATTAAA